GGGTCTTGACGAAGATCTGCATCTTATTGGGTAACGAGACATTTTTTTAACCCGATGCGTTCAGAACACGCACGTGCAATCCTGTACAGTTCCGTGACGTTTGTTTCGGTGATTTCATCGAGGTGTTCATCCGTCACGACTGCAATCAGAATGTGGTATTTTTCATAAAAATTTGTAGCTGACCACAAACCAGCCCACGGACGTTCAGTCTGTGGGTTGAATGTGTGCCTAAAGTCCCGCAGAAACGATGAAAATATCTCCATACATATCTGTTTCTGAAGATATTTTTTTAAACTCGTAAAGCAACCTGTTTCGACACACGAGGTATGCAGGGTCTGAAATGGCCCGACGCCATTTTCTCTGAATCACGCGGGCGTGGTGGTCCGCCTTGAACATCTCGTATTTCAGACTTTCGTAGACTGTTTTTACAATGACATTGATTGTGTTTTCGACGACACGGTCGATGTGTTCGAATGGATCGCGCGGGAACGGCACATTCATAGATGCCCAGACGACGTGACAAAGCGCGTTTCGACAGTACTGTAAAATGGGAACTACCGCTGTATACGCGTACCGGCGAACCCATGGTGCGAAAACATCACGGACCGTTGCGTTGATGTTTTCCAAGTCGTCGGTTTCGAGTCTGTCCATCGCCTCCCATTGTCTCATGTCGGTATGAACAGTCAATTGAAACCCAAGTTCTTCGGATAAATGCTCGATAAGCATATCCATAGATTTATTTTGTGCACACCTCTTAAATGGCAGGTCTCACCGGTACTCAGGCACTCCTGATTGTTCTCATCATCCTCATGTTCTTCATGGTTTTCAGACGTTCAGCGCGTCGCCCGGAGGACCCATGGCGTCCGCGTCCCGGGTGGTGGCCCGAGGAGCGCGCTCACCGTCGTTATGAGGAGCGCCGCTGAGTTTAATCCTTTCCACCGCAGGTGGAAAGTCCGTCGTGTACCATGGCAACTAAACTCGCTCCGCGAGTTTAGGATTTAAATCTGGTTAAAATCTAAAATGCCCACATCAACCATCTTCTTCAACGCCAAGCGTCGCGTGATTATGGTCACGAACCGTGGTAAATTCATCGCGGGTTCGACGTACAACCCCAAAGCCAAATTTTTCCGCAACCCAGGTGGTGCCGTCGTCTCCACTCGGTACGCCAACCTGACTACAATCCCAGCCGCTATTCGCCCCAAGATTGATCGCAATACGCGCGCCAACAAGGGAAAGACGCGTCGTGCGTACGCTGCGCGCGTCGGTGGTATGGCTGTTACCCACGTCAAGCGTAGAGGATACATCGGGAACATGATGGAGGGTTACGCCAAGTGAGCACACACCTTGTCGAGTGGTGGTTTTTCAATACGAAGTTCCTTGGGCACTTTCGACGGCCAGATGTATCCCCACTGCGAGTACTCACCAACGTCAAACGAATAGTACGTTGGCATTTTGCGATTCAGTGATGCCCGGTGTGACATCATCATCGGTTCCCATCCCCACCACCACGGCGGACGAGGGTTTTTACAAACCGGTAGTTTTTGCATGGTGTTTTTGTACCCGCGAGCTACCCATTCATCAATCATAGTGTTACAGTACAGAGCCAAAAAACACGTGTGTCCAGTCCACATGAGAGTCGCGGGGTGTTTCGTCCACCCTTTCGTCACTCCCATGAGGGCTCGCCAGAGTTGATACGCCTCGACGCGTTGCTTTCCGAGCCTACGATAATCAAGAGCTTTCGCACATTCGACGACGGAATCGGATGTGACAAAGGTGTTGACCATTTGTTTTGTTGAAAATATAAGTTTTATCCACTCTCGGATACACCACACATTTTTAAAACTCCCAAAGTGAATGTGAATAACATGAAGAGCCACGTCAAGTACGCACATACTTGCCGTTCTTCTTCGGTATAACTGGCCGACTCTACAATTTTCATAACAATCTTCTCGTACTCGTCCACCGTCCAGTCACTCGAACCATTAGGCATCTTGATGTTCTCGATGGTTCGGGGAGGAAGGCGGGCCAAGAGTTCATTTCTGTTCCCAGATGTATTGAGGCCGAGTTGCCTGCACTCTTTCTTGAGTTCCAATATGGTGGGCTCATCGTTGCGCGCCGCATGCGTCTTGATGAAGATGGATGTTACATCAAGCTTACTGGTCCCCCGTGGACGCACGCTTTCTGGTGTGATTGTTTGTAAAAGGCGATCGAATGCAACCTTCCCGTCGTCATTCGGAGTGATGATGACCATCTGGTTGGGGAATCCATAGTTCCCCTGTTCAAGACGCTTGGAGACTGACAGTTTTGGGTGAAAATTGCAGCCGTGGGCAAAAACCACGTATGGAAAGACTCCTGTACCGGCACAATACATCTTACACGCGTTGACGTTTTTGAACGTGCGATCGATGGTGCTTCCACCGGCCCAATTCTTATCCTCATTGCCCACGTCATCAGCCGTTCCTTCGTACTTGTCCTCAAAAATACCTACAATCTTTCCATCAACCAGAAGAGCCCCACCGTCGGGACAAATTGACATCTTATCATCTTCATTTGGCGATGGAGTTCCCAAATGAAGATGAGAATTTTGCTTCATGTCATAGTACGACAGGTTAAAAATATGTTCAACAGTGTGCCCTCGGGCTTCGAGGGTCGATTTGACTTTTTTGACAGCCGTCACGAGTTTCTTCTCCGCCTTGGCGCTTTTATCAGTGGTGTGCTGACCACGAGCAGCCATATCTTCGTGAGCCTTGGTGGAAGCGATTGAGTGTTTGGAGCGAACCATTTTTTTGTTTGACCTAGAGAGGTTTTGCGTTTGCTTGCCAATGACAGCACACGATATTTCAGATTTCATCGATTCGATCAAGGAACACTTGACAGACGCCCAGTACAAAGAGGGTATGGAGATTTGTCAGAGTGTGTTTAAGAAAAAGGAAGCCTCGGCTGAAAAACTGTACCGGATGACATACCTTCGCCCGTATACGTTCGTGGATGACCATTGCGACGACGAAGATTGTGAGGATATGACATTTCGCATCGCATTCAACAAGGTGGTTGCGCTCGTCAAGTTGTCCGACGCACGTGCCGAGCGGATCCGCACCGACAATATGTTTTACGGATCGGACGATGACATGAAGCCGTTCATCGATCTCCAGCTTCTACGGTCGTTTCCGTCAGACTTGGCTGATCTCGACTCGGACATTCAGTGGTATGAGTTTCCTGTGATTTCGATTGAGTTGGTCGACGACGAAGCGTCTACGTAAATGAATAATAAAAAATTTTGCAATGTATTTTAGTTCGATCCCAGGAACCGGGGAGAGGGTTCTTGGGGCCGAAGCCCGTATTTTTGGCGAGTGGCGAACCACCCATATGAAAATATAACAAATGCAAGCCCTCCCATTTAATTGGAAAACGCAAGACCCCCCATCCCCGATTGAATTCTGAGGATGTTGTAGTTCACTGCGAACAGCTTCTGCAGGGTTGCCTGGTTGTTGAGACCCTTCATCGCGACTGACACCTGAGCGTTGTCAATGCGAGAGAAGTTGCAGGTGCCAGTCGGCTGGTGCTCCTCGGGCTGCAGAGCGAAGGAGTACACGTAGATGCCGGGGTAGGGGGTGCCGGTGTGGTGGTAGAATGGCTGCACGGCGTTGAAGTAGTTGCCGTACTGCTCCTTGAAACGGTCCTGACCGTTGAGGATCACCTTGAACTGGTTCAGGGGACCCACCTCCACGCCTGGAGCGAAGTTGTTCAGGATCGGCAGACCCTGCTCCACCCAGTAGGCGGCGTTGCAGCCCTGGAAGTTGGTCAGACCGAAGACGTTGGTAGACAGAACACCTGATGTGGATACCAGCGTTGGCACGCCGGTCGTGTTGGGCAGCACGTAGTTGTTGGACGCCTGGAAAGCCAACACGTTGGACGACACGTTCACGTTGGCGGTGCTCGTGCAGAAATTCCACATGCCGTTCAGCTGAGCTGCGGATGTGGCTGCGGGGTTCTGGTAGCACCAGATCAGCTCCTTCACTGGGTGGTTGAAGGACAGACGCACCAGCTGAGCAGCGACGGAGCCGGTCTGATCCAGCTGGTCACCGCCAGTGTGCTGCACCTGCTCGATCAGGTACTCGTGGCCCTTCTGGGCGAAGCGGCGACGCTCCTCCGTGTCCAGGTAGATGTAGTTGGCCCACACCTCGAAGGCGTTGGTGATGCCGAAGTAGTTGGTGTAGTAGCCGGTCAGGTCGAAGTCCAGGCGCACCTCGTGGTACTGCAGGGCAATCAGGGGCAGGTACAGGCCGGGGTTGCGGTTGAAGAAGAACAGCAGGGGCAGGTACACCTTGGATGGGGACAGAGCACCGGTCACGGTGCCGGCGCTGCCCTGAGCGATGGGGTTGGCCTGGGTCGTCATCTTGCCCCAGGCATACTTGTCCGACTCGTTCAGGAACACCTCGGCGTACAGGCGCCACCAGGTCTGGTAGTGCTTGTCGATGCGCTGGCCACCGATGGTCAGCTCAACGGCGGCAATGGCACGCTCAGCCACCCAGTTGGTGTCGAACACGCTGTTGTTGGACGTCAGCACGTTGGATGCTGGCGTCAGGGCAACGTGCATGTTGCCGACCAGGTCACCGTTGCGGGCAATGGTGACGGACACACGGCCGCTGCTGGAGGGAGAGCCGTTCGTCGTCTGCTGGATCAACTCCATAGCGAAGTTGGTGTGACGCTTGTACACCGCCTGGAAGAAGGTAACCTTGGGGTTACCAGTCAGGTACACGTCCTGAGCGCCATAAGCAACGAGCTGCATAAGTCCACCGGCCATTTTGCTATACCCCAAGAAAAAAATTTCACCGCGTTAGAGGCGCACTCAAAAGTTCTTTG